AAAATATTCTGGGCTCCTATACCGCTTCCACCCATATTATTACCTTGTTGAGCCATAGTGGCTTGCCAGTCACGAATACCACTAGCAGTCTGGTCTTGGATAGCTTCGTTTAAAATACCAAAGCGTTGCTGATTTATAGTAGAGGTGGGGTCAAAGAATTGGTCACTCCTATCAGACCATTTATCGGCACTTGCTCCGAAGTCTGTAGCGTACTGCTCAAACTCACCTGTTTTTCTATCTGTTAGATAGTCACTTCTTTTCTGGCTAGAGTCTTCTGTACCAAGAAAAGTATCTGAAAACCACCCCATATTAATTCTCCTTTAACTTATAAGTGGCTGTACTACTACTAATCCAACCATTCTTGCTTTTAAATTCAAGAAAGTAATCATCGCTATTTCCGTCCCGTTTTACCCTAATAGAACCTGAAGGTTCACTTAAAGCTTTATTATCCTGACTGGAAAGTACTGATTTTATATCATTTATTTCACGATAAATATTCTCTAATATACTATTTAATTCTTTTAAATCAAGTTCTTTAAGCGTTCTAGTCTTTATTGCCATTATTTTGCCTTTGGTTTCCTATATATTATACCAATACTATCAACGGCAGTTTCACCATTAGCACTTACTCTAACTTTAATTCTTTTACCTTTTTTAGTTGCAACCTTTTCATTTGCTCCAACGCCTAATCCAACTGAAGCATCATTTACTTTGTACTCAATATTTGGAGTTCCATTCTGAGATACAGCTCGTATCTTATAAAATCTTTTATCAAGCGTTGGAAATCCCATTACAAAATTCTTTGAAACCCAACTCCAACTTTCTCTATCATCTTTATTAACGCCTAATTGATACAATCCTGTGTCATTAGTATATAATACTCCTCCATTCCAATCTCTACAAGTAGATAAAGTTTTAGCACCTACATCTAAAATATCATATTTATTTTTAAGAACCCAGTAATCCCAGCGTTGTTTTTCAGCGTGAAACATCCAAACAACTGCTTGATTAGATGATTCAGTAAGTTGAGACTCGTGAGCACTCGTTCCACTTAAAGAACTAAACACTCTCTTAGGCTTCATAAATACTGTAAAACATTTACTAACAGAATCAAATTCAACAGAAACTTTAGCAGTCCTATCCCTAGACCTATATGAGAAGTTTCCTCCTTGCTCTATAGGTAATCCAATATTGACTATTTTAACACCATTATACATCCATATAGATTCAGAATCAGCCCAAACCATACCATAATCACAGCTAATTATAGTTTCAGGACTTATACAACCACATTGTAAAGCATCTTCTTCTATTGTCATTGTTCTTGGATTTATTATATAAGTTGCATTTTTACTAAAGGCAAGAAGCTTTCCATTATAATAACCAAGCGCAGTAGGGTATTCAGGTAACTCACACCAGTCAGTTGACCAATCAAATACATTGTGTTTGCCCGGTTTACTTCTAAAAATATAATTACTTTCATCGTCTAGCGTTTGATGCCAAGCTTGACCAACAAACAAGTAACCATCTCCTTGACAAGCTATACCATAGTGAGGCTGAGTATTTTCAAGTAACTCACTAACACCAGTCCTTGTTTCATAGGTCTCACCAGTTTTCCCTATATCACTTATAGTCAAAGTCCATTTGTTCTTGTCACTAGAGTCTTGAATCCACCTTGAATCATCTAAAGCCACTTGTTCGATTAACTGATAAAAAGCCTTTGCATAAGAAGGGTCAAACTTATTCTTAGAACGATAAAAGTTAATATGAGATACTCTCCTACTTATTTCATTTACATCTGGAACAGTAATCTTTACTAAGATACCATCTCCTGTCTTTTGAACTGTCCAACCAGAATCTGCATCAACTGTTGAACCCGTAGATTCAGATAAAGGCGATTCTTGATGTCCATCATAAACAAAACTAAAAGCATAGTATAGATAGTCTCTATCGCCAGTATTCTCAAGGTGGTCATCTGAAAGACTTGTACTTCCATCTGGAGTAAAGGTCTTTTTAGCCCATCCAACAAATTGAGACTTACCAGCAGACTCAAGATTAGTAGCTCTTGCAGGTGAAGTAGATGACGCCGATGGAGCGGCTCCATTACCAACATTATCATATCCAGTAATTGTAAAGTACGGAATATCAGGAGCAAAGCCGTGATTAGTTCCAGTGGCTTTTATACCATCA